TGCACCAGAGAAGCCACTACCGTCATCTGAAATTCTTGGACGGAAGTCAATAAAATCTCTTAAAGCAACACCCTGGAATAAAGGAATTCCACCATATGCTACGTTTGCTGGATAAGAGTTTACAGTGAAGTAATCACCAGTTGAATGTTCAAAGTATTCATAGACTACTTGAATTGGACCAGTTGGCGCAGAATAAGAAGACTTTAATAGTAATCTTGCGACATCGTAATGTGTAGTTCTCTGACCAGAATCAAATTCGTAACGATCTGAAATATCTAAAGTATATGAACCAGCTGGACTTGCAAATGTCCCAGCATCCATTTTTATACTTACGATTCTATATCCGTCTGCATTGCCTAATAGAAGTTCACTCTTTGTAGCAGTTGCCTGTGTACTAAATGTAGTAGTTGTAGTTGAAAGAGTTTTTTGTTTTTCAGTTAGTGTTGATCCAGTTTTATTAACTGCACCAACTACAATAAAGCTAGTTGAAGCGTAAGTAGAAGATAGAACAAACTGAACGCTTGAACCAGTAACAGTTATACTATTTGGTAAAACAATATCTCCACCAGATGTTGAGGAGTTGTTTACCAGAATATAATTATCTGTTTCTGCAGCAGAAGCAAATGTTCCACTAGAAGTTGTAACTGTTAGAGTACAAGTTCCACCAGAAGCAGAAGAAGTTGTTGCTGTAAATCTCTCATAAACTGTATATGCAGTATCATTGGTGCCGAGTGCACTTCTTACTGATTTAATTGCATAATAAGGGAATTGATATAGTAATGATGCGTTTTCTGGTTCACGAAGATTAGTTGATAATCTGTCAATCGTAACTCCAGTTACTGTTACGTTTGCATCAACAACTATCTCAGTTTGAGAGTTAACAGCAGTAACTCTACGAATGTCTGTACCAAGACGAACATAGTCGCCTGCAATCAATGTAGTCTGGAAAGATGTTCCAGTACCAGTAACAGTAGTTGTTCCAGCAGCAGTTGCAGAACCAACTAAACGGATATAATCTGGTTCGATATCCGCAGTAAAGTTTAAATTTGCATCTGAATTATCAACAAAGAATGATTTAATATCTCTGTTTGTTTTACCAGAATTTAACTTTACATCAAACAACCCAAGTTTGTATATGGCTGTATTTGTTCCGATTGTGCCGTTGTGCCATTCAATAAAACGAACACGTGCAGTACCGATAGCACTACCAGCAGAAGATCCACGTCCACTCGATCCAGTCAAACGATCATATAAAGTTACTATTCCAAATGTATGAACTGGTGGAAGATTGTTAACATTAGTTACTAAAACGTAGTTACCAACAGTTGCAGGAATGACAGCGTTATCTACTTGAACGAAAGTTCTTGATTTGTCTACAGGGACATATTCAGTGGAAATTTTTTCAATCTCATAACCTTGTACATATGCTTTTCCTGGCTCTAAACCAACAGCTAGTTTTGCTTCATCACCACCATCTTCTGGAGCATAGATACCACGATTGTAATATGGTTGTTGATTATATTCCCACTGAACACCAGTAGATCCTGGACCATCGTAGGCAGATCCTGCTGTATGTGTTGGTGGAATATTAATTGATGTTGCAGAATTTTTTGCTACGTAAGTGATTGGATTACCAAAAGAATCTGTTCCATTAGTAACAACATCACCGATTAGATATGCTCTGTTGTCATCCCAAGCACCACGATTATTATTGCGATGTTCACGAATATCAATTGGGAAACTACGAACAGTATAATTACCTGATTCATCAAATGTACGACGTGCCAAAGTTTTTTCTAGTTGAGAATATTCTGTTCTTGTTACATGTCGTTTAATAGCACCTTCGTCAACACGAAGTAATTCTACGAATCCTACATCATCAGTAGATTCAATAGTTTTCTTAGATAAAATTAGATCAATATAATAACGATGTGCGCCTGGAGCAGCAAAGTTAAAGCTGTTCTGTGCGTTGTCCAGAAGCATATCATATCCTGTGTCTTCTGGTGTAATTAGTTTTTCTTCTACAGTTAAACCAACACGATATGTTGGTGTGTTAGAATATTTGTCTAGAGTAATAGTTTGAGTATCAACAAGAACGAAGTGACCATTAATATAGTATACACCACGCTCAACTGTTGCAGTAGAACCAGTTCCAGTCGCTGATGAAGAAATTGCCTGAACAGTATATGCAGAAAGAAGTGCATCCTGAGGAGTAATAATCTCATCATCTGCAAAAGTCTTTGTTACATTATTATCACCAGAGTTAGTATAACGAACATATAGAGTTGCAAAATCACCACCGATAGCATTTTCTACTTTAATAACTTGCGCAGTGAGACCAGACTGTCCAACAACAACCAATCCTTCTAATTCATTAACATAGGTTTCAACAACTGCGCCAGCATATGTTGGTTGAATCTTTACGTATTGTACTTCTGAATCAATAGAAACTTGTCCTGGAATAACCATCGCACCTTGTTTGAAGATGTGATCGCCATGTCTCTTAATTTGATTCTGAAGAATAGTTTGTAGCTGTGTAAGTTCTCTAGCTTGCACAGCAAATGATGGACGGAATAAAATTCTGTAGAATTTATTATCCTCATCAAAGTCATCATTATATGGTTCGGTATTGAAGTCTATCATTCTTTAACTCTTTATCCTAATGGTTATCGTTTTTATTTATTCTTAAAAACGGAGAATAGTTCTCAACGTAACAGACTGATCGATTGTTGGAGTAAATCCTTGTCTATTATCAATAAACAACAGATCTCCAGAATATTTATCGATCGTTGGGTTAGTCGCTGCACTTGCTACAAAAGTAAAATTACCATCATTTACAAACGTAGTTCCGATTTGTGGTACGAAGTTATCCAACGATTGCAGAAGTGCTGCTGTTCCTGTATTTGTAACTACTCTAAATCTTTTTGATGTTACTGTTTCTCTAATAATCGAGTCGGCTGGGAAAAATGTTGTACTAATAATACCTGAAACAACAAAACACGCTGATCCACTAATAGCTGTTGCTGCATTAGTACTATTATACTGTCTTGGATTTTTAATTATACCCAATTGACGATAGTCGTTGTTTACTACGAAACCTTGATTCTTATCTCCAGAAATATTTGTATAGAACATTAATGTTCTAGAAAATAATCCGTTAATTGCATATTTACCATGACCACCATATGGTGTAATGACAGGACGTGCTTTTGCTCCATATCCATTGCCAGAAATCGTGACTCTCGCCCAACGATAATTCTGCCCATAAGAAATCATATTTATTTTCTTAATAGCACCATTGACGATAACTGCTGATGCTGTTGCACCAGTTCCGTCACCTTCAATTGTTACAGTCGCAGCAGCATATCCCCAACCACCTGACACGACTGGAATAGACATAATTCTACCATCAATCGTTAATAATTCAATGTTAGCTTGTAATGAGTTAATATCTCCTGGAGATAGTAGAGCAGATACTTCTGCGTTAGATCCATTACCATTTACTGTTAAATTAACATAACTGTATCCAACACCACCATCATCAATCTGTACATCTGCCAATTGACCAGAATCAAAAATAGGTATTAGTTTTGCTTCTGACTTAATTGATGAGAACGTAATATTTGCACCAGAAGAACCAGTGTTTCCTACAACAGTAGCAGTTGGAACAACAGAGTAACCAGCACCATATTTTAATGCTGCAGTACCAGTAGCAGGAGAACCTACGTATTGAAATGTCGCTGTTCCATTAGTTGCAGTACCTGTTAAATGAACAGGAGCAGTGCTACCTGTAGTTCCTGCGACTGTTACAGTATACAATCTATTAGAGAAATAATATTGTTCACCAATGTTTACTGCAGTTGTTGCTGTCCAGATATTACCAAATGTAATAGTTGGAGCAGAAGTAAAATTATCACCACCATCTTCAATAATAACTTGAATCACACTACCGTTTTGAAGTACTGCTACCGCATGTGCTCCAGAACCACCGCCACCAGTAATATTAACAGTTGGTGCAGAAGTATATCCAGATCCATTATTAACGATCTGAATATCACGAAGCATACCAGATAAAGTAAGACCAGTTACTACATCACCTGTTAAAGTTAACGTACCAGTAATCGTAGTACCAATATATTTTAATCCAGCAGTTCCATTTGCAACAACATAATAACGATGTACTGGACCAACTGTTCCAGTAGTACCAGAAACAGCTACTTCATAAATGTTATTATTAAAAGAAAGTTTCTGTCCTTGAATAACAAGAGTAGATGGTAGCCAAGCAGAGACGTTTGAAAATGGTGGTTGTACTGATAATGTAGCAGTAGAATATCCTGTTCCTCCTGCAGCAATAGTTCCAGCTGTGATATAAAGAGGATCTGCCTCTAGGTATCCGTCACCTTGTACAGTAATAGAACCAGTTGTATATCCAGTTCCTGCTTGATCAATTCTAATTGCTTGTAGATTTCCATTAGAATAAAATTGATTTCTCAAAGCAGTAACGACTGGCATATAGTCATTAGTTAAGAATTTACTTCTTAGCCCAATAGGAATATTGTATATAAACTTCCACATGTATCCATCTGGGAAAGTTATTGGATCTACGCCAGTACCAATTGGTTTGTATAGAGATTGCGCTTTGTTATTATTATCTAAACATTTGTACACGTTAAATTCATCAGTGACTACAAAGAAACGTGCATCTTCTAATCGTTGAACACCAGATGGTGCAATATTGACTACTGCATTTGCTATTGCACCAGATCCTTGACCACCAGCGATATGAACAGATGGTGCAGAAGTATAATTAACACCTCTGTTAACTAAAACAATATCAATAACTTTACCATCAAGAATAACTGCTTGTGCAGAAGCACCTGAACCACCACCATCTGTAACAACTACGTGTGTTAGTAAAGCAGTACCACTATTAACACTACCTTCGATATGTGTTGGAGCAGTTGTACCTGTTGTACCACCACTCGCTACAATATAGTAACGGAATCCTCCATTACCATTCGCTGTTCTAATAAAAGCACCTTGTAAAACTACAGTATTTGCAGTCCATGTGACTGCTCCTGCCGAACCAACCCACACGTTGGGAGCAATACTATATCCAACACCACCAGAAACTAGATTATATCCTTGAACTTCCTTACTGTATTGATCATCATACATATCATATACAGTATTCAATTCCCAATTATATCGAGGAACAACAAACGCTACATCTGTAGGTTTGATTTCCTTAAATGTTATCATCTCGTTTCTTGTCTGCAGTTCATAATTAAAACTGTCAATTGGAAACGGAGGTGTTTCTTCAGTGTCCCATACTAAAGTTTTTCCAAGGAAATAATAGTACCTAGCGGTTCTATTTGTAATTTCGTTGTATATCCCTTCCGCAATCGAATTGTTCATGTACGATTTTAGAAGGGAAGAAGGTGCGATTGTCATTTATTTTAACTTACTGTAATTACCCAAGTGACAGCGATAGAATCGCCAGCTGCTTTGTTAACGACTGGGAAAGTAGTACGACAAAGCATAGTACCACCTGAAGCCGAGTTATTAAAAATACCTGCTTCTGTAATTGCACCAGTACCAGTACCTGCTGGGAAAGTAGCAGTTGCAGTCACAGCGTTTGTTGAAGAAGTGAATGTGGAAAGAGCTACACGTCCAGCTTCAGTTCCAAGACCAGTATCACCAACAACTGGAGTTGCTGTACCTGTACCGATAGCCATACCGTTCATAACAGTAGCTGATGTTCCAACCATGCGTGATGCAATATAGTTTTTACCAGTGGTAACAACCAAGTTTGGAATATCTAACGATTGTTTAATATTACCAGACTCATCACGAACAGTGATGTTTAATTTACCTGTAATTTTCATTGTTTCTTGTAGATTCATAGAATTCTCCTATTGTTTATCCTGTAAAGGCGGATTCGCCTACTGTATAGTTGCCAGAGTCATTGGCAAAATATGCGTCTGATTCTGGGTATGGGTGGTTATATGGTTCGAACCAAATATCTCCTCCGCTATCAATAACTGAAGTGGACTCACTGATATATTTATTCGTTGTTAATACAGCAGCATCAGTTGCTTCAAAACTAGTATCTAACTGTTTTGCAAAATCTTTAGCGTTAATTTCATCAGTTGGTACTGAACTATCCGATAAAGATTTTCCAGTATCAAACGTAGTTGTTTCGGTAAACCCTAAAGTAGATGTTTCTAATAATTTACCAAAATCTCGTAAGAAAGTACTATCTGATAATGTAAAGTCATCAGAGAGAGGTTTGTGTAAACTGAAAGTATAATAATCTATAGGTTCAATACTATCAGCTAATGCTTTTACAATATTAAATATTAAAACTACATCTGTACCATCGGTAACAAACACTTCGTCTTGGAACGCAAGAACCAAGATTTGTAGTAGAGAAGTTAGTTGTAAATCTAGATGGAATTCGTTTCTAATATCATATTCACCGAACAATGCTAGACCAGCTGGGTGAACCAGAGTCTTAACTGCTGACTTATAAGATTCTAATCTTTCGTCAATCTTAATTAGATAAGAATAGACTTGATAGTATCTACTGTCTTGAATATAGATATCGTCATCTAAGAAACCATCATTTGTTGCATAATATCCTGGATACTTTGTTAGTGGTCCAAGAGATACTTTAATAATTGCTGGATCAAGAGGGTTAATAACAATGTCTGTGATTCATAGTAGAACTGTCTTATAATTTCACCAGCATATGTACCATCCCAAGCTGGACCATGAATACGAACATATTCTAATGTAGCAGTTCCATTTGCAGCAGATACTGGTAATCCAGCAGTTCCTGAACCAGATCCTGCTCCAGTTGCTGTAAACTTTACACCAATAGCGTTTTCTGAAGCACCAATTGCAGTAAAGTCAGTATTACCAACAGAAGTAATTACATATGTTGTTCCGTTTACAAAAGATCCAGCATTTACTGTGGATGTGATCTTATGTGTTGGTGGTACATTTGATGTTGTGCCACCAGTGGTCGCTTGATATAATCTATCTTGATAGTATAGTAATGTTCCAGTAGCATATACTTTGCTAGCTTCCCAAACAGTTGTTACATCCTGTACATAGTCAGCAGTATTAATGTAACCTTGTTCTCTAAATCCAGAACTAGTTTCAAAAATCTGATAGTTATTAACATTACCAACAGTGGCAGTCGCTGAAGCACCAACTCCAGTTCCGTCTACAATAATTACGTTTGGTGTAGTTACATAACCACTACCATTAGTGGCTACTTGAATGCTAGTGATAACACCACCAACTACAGTTACGCTACCGATAGTTGCAGCTGTAGTAAATCCACCACCACTTAAAGCGACTGTTGGTGTCGCTGAATATCCAGAACCACCATTTGTAATTTGTATAGATGTTACTGCATTTGATACTGTAGAAGTATTAATTGCAGTGGTACCTAAACCAGTTGTTGTTTGTCCTGTCTTAGAAATAAGTGTAGCAGTAAAATCTGTTTCATAACGAATACCATACTTAACAAATTCTGCTGCTGTAATACCGCCATCGGTGTCAACGCTTTTTACTTTTAAAATTGATCCTGCGCCATCACCATTCTTAATCTCATAAAGTTCACCAACTTTAAAATCTTTACCACGTTGTTGTATTGCAATTTTAGATGTAGTTGATACGATTGTACCATCAAAGATGCCTTCGTAACGAACTCTATCACCAACAGCCACCTCACCAAAGAAACGACGATCAATAAAGAATTCATACGTGTCTTGAGAGATTTGAACGAAACGATCTATCTGAATCTCAACATCTTGGCGACGATCGATAAGAACACGAATAATTTTAACTGGTGTGACAACTTCAACTAATTTACCAACAATAGAGTTTGGATCACCAGCATTGACTTTAATAAAAACAGAGACATCCTGATTCCAACGACCATCGGATGCTCTTAAAATTTTCTTACCAGGATAATCAACTGTTACATCTTTATTGAATAGAAGTCTAAACAATAATTTAAAAGATGCTTCTGAACCTTTTGAAAGATACTTGTCTTTTATATTTGTTAATAAAAACTTTTCATTTACATCTACATTTGGCAGATTAAATGCAAGTTCAGATCTAAAATACTGAATAAAATTATCTAAAGTTTTATCAATATCTCGTAATGTATAAAGATCAGCATCTTGAGTTCCAAGCCATTCATAGTATGCTTCTAAGAAAGCAACGAATGTTGGATAGTCCTCCCTGATAAACTCAGGAAGTTGTTTTGAAACTATCGATGATAATTTTGGTTTAGTTATCATTATGAACGACTAGTTGTAAACACGTAATTCTTACCTGCACGTAGATCGCCATTAATAGTTTGATCTGGTATTGCAGTGACAGTTAAATGCTCTGGAGCAATCTGTGCTATTTGAGTGTAAGCAGAAACCACATCATTAGATGATGGTTTAATAGACAACTCGAAATCAACACCTGCTACAGAAGAAATTAAAAGGTTTTTAATATTAATAATTCCTTCTGCATAATCGACAGTTCCAATCGTAGGATCTACAATAATTTTTTCTGCAGAAGAACCAATATAAAATAAACGAATATTTCCGACACCATCATCGTCAAGATAATAAACATTATTGTCTACTTCTGATAGGTAAAACCCAGTCGAACGAATAGAGTCTTGAGGGATGCCAGTTGTATAAATGGGATTAACAATGTTAAGCAGATATTGTGCACTAACATTATATCGTGGACTAATCTGTCTTCTGATTAAAACAGTTGTATTGTTACTTAAAATACTCTTTTCTGTATTGTCGATTAAACGACTTAGTTTTGAGTGACGATAAATTCCCTCAAACTTTTGTAAATCTTCTTCATCATAATTTGTAATCGTATCTCTCACCAGATTCTGTATCTCAGCCATAGTTCTAGTAGTTGAACGTGGATCATAATAAACAGTTACATCTAATGCAATATTAAGATACTCTGGATCTAGTAATTCTGGAATAACAGAAACTACGTTTTTACTACTAAGAATACTATTAACAATTTGAGACTTTTGTGCATTTGTCAATTTATTTGCAGATTTTGGTTTCACACAAATAAATGTTTTACCGTAAACTGGAGGATTATTATCTTCACCACCCCAAACAGTTACTGATGCTGCTTCTGAGAATTGATTGTAAATAATAGCTTTATAATCGTCTGTAGTTACTGCACGATTTTGTGCAGCATAACTTCTTGGTGCATTAAACTTAATACTATTAACAGTTTCTGGTGCATCACCATTTCCTGCAGGTGATACAGTAGAAACAGAAACAACAGATGTGCTATATGGAGACGATCCATTATAACTAAACAATCTAGCACCATTTGGTCCATCTAAAGAAGAAACCATATAGTCAATATTAACTACATTACCATTTTGTAATCCTTGACCAATTACACCATTACCAAAAGTTAATTCGTACAACCCATCATCAATTTCTTTAACCCAAAATACTCTAGTTTCTGCACCAGCATCAACTAAAGAAGTTGATTTGGTAAATGTGTTAAACTCTGAACTCTGTGCATTTTCTTGAACACGAACTCTTAAAGTATTTAAGTCAACATTAGCGTTTGGAATAATGTATCGTGTTCCTGTTGCAACAGTATATCTAAATGATAATGGTTCACCTTGTCTAATAACTACGTTTGGTACTGTATAAGATGTTGCTGGACCAGCTGAAGAAGTAATTGGTTCTATGTTATAGAATGAATATGTTTGCCCATCAATTGTAGTAGTAAACTCACTATACGCTGGAATAGAAACAACCTGTGGACCAGCAGCTGATGATGTAATTGTAATGTTTACTGTTGCTTCTGCGCAGGTGGCAGAACGTGGGGTATACCCAAGCATTTTAGCAAGAGAAACCACGCTGTTTCTTTTAATTGCAGAGTCTAAGAATAACTCATTAACTGCCAGATTATCATACAATGCATTGTAGTGAGTATTGTATGCAAGAATGTCTAATAGAACACTTAAACCTGAACCCTCAAAGTCGTAGTCTTGAAATTCAGCCTGTCCTTTTAGGAATTCTTTAAGATTGGCTTTGATTTGATCAAAGTCTAATTCCGTAACATTAATTTTTTTATTTTCTGCCATTTATCGTGTTCTCTCTAAAACTAGATCTAGAGTTAAAGGTCTTTCAGTGTTTACGATTTTAAATGTAATAGTTACATAAAGAGTATTTCCATCTGGATTAAAATCGACCACTACATCTATTAATTCTACTCTAGGTTCGAAATTATTGACTAGATCAAAAATTGCCTTACGCATAGAAACAGCCAACATCGGTGAGGCTGGTTCGAATAGTAAAGATCTAACTTGAGAGCCAATCTCGCTATGGAAGGGTCTTTCGTAGTTAGATGTTAAAATTAGGTTTTTCAGCGACTGTTTTATAGCATTATCGTCGTACTTACGAACGATGTCCTTAGTCACTGGGTGAGCAGTGAAGTTAAGGTCTAAGTCTGAAAAGATTCTTGCGTTTCGTGCCATATTCTTATTTAGGTTATTCTATGAAAGAATTTGCAGATCCTTCTGCACAAGTGTCGCCACAGGTTATATCGTCGCCAATTCGAGCAGCTGCAAAAGTCTCTATAAAGGTTTTAGTCGAACCCATCGATGGTGCTCTTTCTTCGTCTGCATGAGTTACAACCCCACACGTATGAGGTGCGTGCTGGCATTGCGGATCAACAACACCAGCCAAAATACCATTAAAAAAGGTTTTAGTGACTGGAGTTTGAATTAACGGAGTCGGGGCGAAACATCCATGCCCTGTAGACATGTCATTCAGACGTATTACCGCTGGCATCTGATATAAGTTCCTTTAAGTTTAATTGTCCAGGAGTCCAGTTTAGATCTTGGGCTAGTATAGTGTAAGTTTGAGATGCAACTATTGTATTCGGAAATAACGGATTATATGCTTCAGCCAAATACGTGAAAGTTCTACTTCGAGTTGTATCAGCTTTAAACGAAACAACTTCTGATAATCCCACTCTATTTACCTTTTCAAATACGCTACCTTCTGGTGCACCAAGAGTTGTAATTATGGTAATAGTTCCACTCTCATTTCTTGTACTTAGAGAATCGTTAAAGATCCCCTTGTAAAATCCAGAAATAACTCCAGGATTGCCTACAGTAAACAATATGGTGTTAGGATTTACCTGTTGTGGTGTGATCCTAATCGTATAATACGTATTTTCCCCCGCAGGCACTGGTGGAATTGCCAATGGATCTCCTGCTGCTCCTTCTTCATAGTATTGTATATTATGAGTGAAAGATTCTAACTCAGCATGAGTTCCCAATAAAGTTTCAGTTGGTGTCCAAGGCATAATTATGTCTTACTTGGTCGCCAAATGCCAACAATACCACCACGTGCTGGTGTCCAACCACTTGGCCAACTAATTGTTACGTCGCCTGAGTTTGGATTATTGTCTCTTGATTTACCACCCTGATTACCACCAACAAAAGTTAATTTACCATTTTGTGCAGTATAAACAAAGTTAACGTGACCAAAATCCCACAAAACAATATCTCCACCTTGTGCATCTGCAGGGTTAACTTTAGTTGCATTAAACTTAGATGCAGAATCTCTAATTGCCCAAGATGAAGCTGTTTGATAATAACGATATCCGCATTGTTTTAGCGTCCATGCTACAAATCCCATACACCATGGAGTTTGGTCTGTTCTCCAGTATGATTGATTTGGATATCCAAGATCGATCCAGATGCGAACAATATTCTGATTGGATGGATTGCCACCCATACCAGTTTCTCTCCAGTAGAAATTTTGTTTAGTTAGCTCAAGTTGTTTCTGTAAGAATGCTGGAATATCTCCAGGTGCTGCATCAGATTTTAAACTCTGTCCTTGTCCAGAATCTTTTGGTGTAGGAGGAAGATTAGGTTTAACTCCATTTTCTTCTGCTTTTGGATTATAGTATCTCGATGGATTGCTAACATAGTCATTGATTGTCGCTTCATTATCCTCTTCAATTGAATACTTTAAATCGACTGGTGGAGATGGACGAACAGGAGTTTGCAGATAACCAAATTGATTCGCTCGTGCATCACCAGATTCTATAAATGATAATCCAGTAGCCTCAACTGCTGCTTTCTCTGCTCCATTACCAAAATCACCACGAGAATAATCAAGACGCATATTACCGTCAGTCTGCAGTTGCATCGAACCAGAACCTGTAATTAATGCGTTTCCATCTGCAAGTGCGTTTATATTACCAGCTGTTTTGAAATTTAAATTAGCTGCTTCTACAGTATAAGAACCAGCAACTTTAGTTTTCATATCTCCACCAACTGATAAATTTAAATCATTGGCAACAGAGATGTCAGCTTGATTTTTAAGATTGATAACAGATTCACCCTCAACTTCTATATCCGCATTTCCTTGAACAAGAATACTTACACCATTACCAACAGTTAGTATACAACGTCCACCAATAAATATTGATCCGTTTTTATCAATAATCGTATATCCGTCACCAACAATTTTATTAACCTGTGTTCCATTCGCATCAACGTCTAAGAATGTTCCCTGACGATGATACAGACTAATATTTTCGTGAGTTGGTGTATCATCCATAATAAACAGATGACCAGATTCAGATTCGTATACTTTTGAGAATGGATATTTACCACCGAACGGAGCAATTGGTTGCTCCCATAACTCAGTGCTATTTGCGATAGGAATTTGTTTTGTTCTGGTTGAGTCTTTATATTCAATAGCAGTTTCTTTAATCACACCACGTGCAAG